CGTGTTCATCAATCAGAATGAACATTCGCTGGAATGTGACGTAGGACGAGTCGGCCATGCTCAGTTCCTTTCGCTCGATACAGCGCACCTCGGGCAGAAGTCGCCTGCCATCGTCTCTACCCAACCCTCAAGCTTCGGCGGCGCCGGTATCTGGCCAGCACATGTGATCACTACCGTTGTGCCGCAACCGTCGCAGATCGCACCGGCGATGCCTTCCAGAACGTCGACGTCTGGCATCTGCTTGCGTAGCTTTGAGAAACGATCGCTGAATCCCATGGCTCACCAACCCCTCTCAATCAGCCACAGACAGAACTTGATGAACTGAACCCAGAGCCAAAGAATCGGCACAGCAAATATTCCAGTCGCAACCAACTCCAGCATCACAAGCATCGACTGTTTGGCTTTGCCTCGACAGTTTCCATATAGGAAGTGCCCCATCGGCTCACCTCACAGAATGCTGCTTATTACGGTACATAAACAATTTATCCGGTTTTCTGCTGGCAGGTCTGGGTGACTTGGATACGGGATCAAAACGCCGTCCAAATCAAACATCCCGTCGTCGTTTGCCAAAGTGCCATGGAGAGCGGCATGCGATAACCTCGTAGTTGACCCGAGGGCCGACAACCACTCCTTGCGAATCTCGATCCCCGTATCTTCTGCCAACTCTTCAATTCCAGCCGAGTGCCCACTATTGAGCATGGATCCAAGCTCGGTACGAGCCACTGCTGTTGCTCTTGCCTGGGTATACCGCCGCCCATGCTGCTCCACCAGCCGATTGGCTATGTCGCGGCTATTCAGTCCTTCTTCGATCGCGGCCTTCAGCGTTCGTTCGACGTCACGGCGAGTGCTCGGGGCAATGCCTTCACGCCAGTAATCCCGCTTGAATGTTTCGTCCAACGTCTCGAAGGCCTGCTCCACCATCCAATCCGGCATCCGCAGGCTAATGTGAAACTCATCCACGATGTCTGATAGCTCCGGCACGTCGAGATCATACTTGCCTACAAACTGCTCGGCCGTCGTCGGCTTTCGCCGAGTCTTTTTAGTCCGGTGTGGTTTGGTCCGCTTGATGTTCTTCGTCTCTTCTCGTTGTTGTGCCACTGCCTTGCCGAATGCAGCCAGCAGAGGCGCGGCCGCGGCCTCCATCAACTTGGTCGACTCTAGGTCCGCATCAAAGTTCTCGTCCAGTAACTTGGCGGCCTGTGCCTCGACGTGCTCTGGATCAGGAGTCCAATCCGAACCAAGGCCAGACACGATCCGCTCAACCGATCCCGCGAAGTAGTCGTCCAGAACGCCCTCCAAACTCTCAGCTATCTCCTCGTACTGCTTGATGCGGGATTCCTCGATCGCCTTACGAATCGCGCTTCGCACCTCGATTGACTTCTCTCCTTCCTCATCCTCCTCTTCCTCATCCGGCTCAGCTCTTATCCACTCCTCGCCTTCCTTCAATTCCGGCCCAGCATTCATGTCATGATCGGCACTCGCCTTCTCGTATACGATCCCGTTGTCGCCTTTGTAGGGGTTCAGGTGCAACTCGTCACCGTAGCTGATCTCCGCCGGTATGCCGTTCGGGAAAGCGCGGCATATCGGCTTCTCGCTGGATTCATCGCCGTCTGGCTGCGCAACTCCAGCAAACTGCCGGCATCGCCTCTCGTAGCACTTTGGCGTTTGTAGCATCAGATCACCAACTCTTTCTTCTTTGGCTTCAAGACGCCTTCGTAAAAATCATGCAGTGGCTTTGGAAGTTGCCCTCTATATGACGGGTGCGTATACACCGCAAAGCCCTCTGCGAACAGTTCCTCTTTGCTCGTAGAGGCATAGGAACTGGGGAAGTTCTTCTTGTTCTTCATGTCTCGGAATATCTTGACCATGTCGTTCTTGGCTTTCTCAGTCGTATGCCCATACCATACGTGGTGCCCAGCCTCATGAAGGTAGGTGCCAGTCATTCCGCTCGTCGCGCGAAAGCTTCCGAGCGTGACAGCGTCCTTCTCATTCATTGATGCTTCGTCGGCAGCCAGTGTTATCTTGCCTTTACTCCGCTCGTATGCCCCCGCGACGCCGCTCTTCTCCGTGACGAATTCGGCCTTAACACTGGATAGATTCTGCATCTCGACTTCCGGAATCTCCATATTCTTGAGTTTGCTATAGCGGCTCTTGAGATTCTCAGTAGCTCCCGATAGTGTATTCACTACTGCGTCAGCTTTTTCTCTCTCGGCCGGCTTCGCATAACTGTCATGACCGCTGAGCTTCGCAACCCCGGAAGGAGCTGACCATCCTCCTCCACTTCCACTCCCACCACCGCCTTCCGCGAATTGTCCGCCTTCTGGTGAGCCTGCTGGCTCATGGCTCGGGTTGCCTGGATGCTGCTTTTTGTACTGCCATTCAAAGCTTGCCTCAACTGGCGACGGCAGCGACAATTGCCCTTGTGGCGGCTGCTGAAAGCGAATCACTGGTTTGCCAATGATCGCCACGGCGTCCTCTTCCGATATCCGCAAGTACCGCGTCAGCAACGCGATAGCCTGGTCGATGCCAATCAATCCATAGTTCACTTGCTGCAGCAAACTCAACACCCCGGTGAAGCCACCGACAAGCTGCGTGATGTTGCTCTGGTCGTCACGTTGATCAAGAGGAGCGAGCCCTAGCACAGCGGATCGTATCTCGTCCTGCGTCACATCGCCGTTGCGACGTAGCGTGGCCCATGTCCGCAACAGTTGATCTGGGTCCTCTGTTATCGCTTGCTCGAGGTACACCAGCAGCCGCTTCGGTGTCTCATATCGCGGCCCGAGGAAGTCCGTCGCCATCTCGCTTACCGATCCTCCGATCGGGTTCACGACTTGCGTGTTGAACGTCTGCTCGGCAACGACGGCCTGGGCTTTGTTCACGCCGGTGACCTCGCCAACCACGTATGGATTGACACGATATGTCTGAAAGATTCGCTTCTTGACAATCTCGCCAGACGCCGGCCAGTCCATCTCTTGGGGCGTCAGGTGCAACTTGTGGACAGACTCGATTAAGGAATCCAGGATCACTGGATCGCCTATGTTGACTGTCTGGCTCAGGACCTCCCGAATGGCACGGATGAACTGCCGCCTCTGAGCACCAGTCAATTGTGGCCGTTTTCCAGTGCCAGGATCAGCACCCACTGTCACGATCAGATTCGGGTGGATCCCTCGCTGAAAAGTCTGGTCCTGCGAACCCTGGATATACCGATCAATTCGCACGGCAGAGAAGCAAGCCACAAGTGGGCTGTACCAACTGCCAGGGTCGGACGGATTAGGAAAGTACGCCTGCGTGACGAACTCAGCCGGCACGTCCACGCCTTCGACATCCGACCGCGGCTTGAACTTGTACAGCTTCTGGTCCGACTTGTACTCCATCCAATGTACCGGAACGGCATAGATGGCCTCCTCGTCGCTGTCGTCGTCTTTGCCGACGATCCAGTAAACTTTGCCGGCGATCTCAAGGTTAGCCACAGTAAAGTACAGGAATTCGTACTTGTGTTGCAGACTGTTCGGCCGAGCCAGCAGATCTAATACCGGGTGCGAAGCAATCGACTTGATCTCCTGCGAGGAGTTCGCCTTCTGCTGAACACGCGCAGGGATCTTCTGAAGTCGACGATTGAATGATCGCTCAGGATTCTCTCCGGCGTTAGTGATCTCTCCTGCTTCCCACGCCAACGCAGCCACACGGTCTGCGATGCAATGGATCGCGACGTAGACCCAGTCCTTGAAGTACTGGTACTTGTCAGCTGCGCTGCCCTGGTAGCCGAAGAGACTTTGTTGCTTATTGACAAGGCGAGCACCTATGTCCGGCAGCTGCGCGGACGGCCTCCGCTGCTGGGCCAGCTTGGTCCATGTGGCTACCATGGCCCCCTGACGTTCCATTGCCTCGGCGAGAAGTGACGGCATATGCACCTACTGTGACATGATTGAGTGAGTAACAACGGCACCGATGCCTGCGCATGACAATCCAAACATGATCATCCAAATGAGGTAACTCAACGCTTCATTTTTCACAGCAAGTCCCCTATCCCGTTCTGATGATGACCGCCATCCGTCACATGGTTCACTGCCGCGACATTCTGGGCAATCAGCCTATCCACTAACGTCGATTGGCACGAGTGCACCTTGGCCATTCCGTCGATCTGTGTCTTGGCCACGTCACGCTCGGCTTGCAGGTGTTCGATCTGCAATTGCATAGCCTTCAACTCGCGATCCTGCTCGGCAATGATCTGCATCAGCCGTCTGGCCTCGGCCGCCATTTCGTCTGCATTAGTATTCCAGCCAAGGACATCACTCCGGTGCCGATCTTGTTCTTCGGCGAGTAATTTCTTGAGCCGACGACATTCGGCCAGGCTCTCATGGTACTTCCGCGCCTGGCTGTTCGTGGTGGATAACCACATCCTAATCAAGACGGCAAACTTGCCGATAGTGTCTCGCATTATCAACCACCACTTGATGGCGTGCTAGTCGATGAAGTTTCGTAGCAAATGCATCCCAGTCCACCATTAGCCGAACAATTGCACTCGCCACCCAATTCCTCGGCTGGTACTTCGCTCATCGGCACTAACCGTGTCAGCCCGAGCTGTATTGCCAACGGCACAACAACAGTAGTCTTGAGAAAGTCGCGGCGTTTCATGTCTTGATTGCCTTCATTTTCTCGATTACCTCGCCGAACTTCGCCGTCGGGAAGTCGTACGTGTGCGTGTCTAAATGCAGCCGCCCGTTTTCCACAGACCAGATTGCCACGAGGAATCGACGCTTGCCGAAAGCTGCCTCGCATGCACTGGCGATCCGTTGCTTCTTAGCCGGTGGCACTCGCAGTCGACTCACCATCGCCCTGCGGTAGCGGTCGTTTACGTGGACGATCTGCGAAAGCTTGACCATGGATGCACTTTCTCAACTTCGATGCCATTCGGCAAGCACACAACAGGTAGATCACAGCCTGCCTTTTTCAATCGAAGTCTTATGGCAGACTCTGCGTGCTTCAATTGCCACGGTTTCATCGATCCGAATTTCTTCTCATCGATTGTAACGACGATAACTGCTCGCTCATCTGGCCGATAAGGCATCAGTTTGGTTTCAAAGCCAAGTGGTAATGCCCCTAGTACAGCCATCATTTCACGTCGGTTGATCATCACTCCCCTTCCTCCTTCTTGCCGAACATCACATCCAATGGCTTCGGCCGATTGACTGCCGCCCGAGGCAAAGGTGCAGCAGGCTGCTGGCCGCTGAGCCGCTCGACTTCAGCCTGGCACCACTGCTTGAGCATCCGCACCGCCGCCTCCAAGTCTCCAGTTGGAAAGTCATGCGTGACTGTCTCCCTCAGCAGCCGATCGTTCTCCACGCTGAATATTGCCACCATGAACCGGCCACGCAGGTAGGCAGTCTTCAAATGATCCAATGCAGCCGCTACGCACTCGCGGTACTGGACGTATTGGTTCGGCTTGTTCTCTTGTGCAGTATCTGCGTCGCCATTGCTCGGCGAGATGTCCTCTGGCGGCACATCGATCACGTCCACCTTGTCTTCAGCTTCCACTGCTCTGGCGATCTTTGCAAGCGGCAGCGGCGCCACGTCCTGCCTCGGGCCGAACTTCCGCTTGAACTCTCGCAGCTCAGCCAACTCCTGCTCGACAGTTTTTTCGCTCATTCGTTCTTCTCCTGTTTTCTTTGATCTCTCAACAACTCTCCGCATGGCGCATTAGCCATTATCTCCCGGAATCCTTGTATGCTTTCACGGAAATTACGCATCTCCTCTTTGACCTCTTGCATGATCGCATTTGTGGTGGCTATCAAACTTACTAGCGTATCCCGGTGGAAGACCCGTGTCTCTCGTTGGTCCAGCCATATCTGCCGCACAAACCACCCCAAGACCGTGAAACCGCTTAGCACGAGAACTACAAGCAGTGCTGCAGTCCATCCGCCCTCCGATGCGGCCTGTCGAATTATCTCGCCGTCTGGCATATCGGTGCACCAGCCTTTCGTTGTTGTCGTTCTAACGTTCGTAAATCCGAAATCTGCTGCTCAGACAGGGGCTCGGGGTGCCTGGCGTGGTGCTCCTTCGCCAGTTTTTTATTATACCAATCATGGCAGTCCAGGGGCTCGTCCTCCACCGGGCCCTTGCAATCGTCCATCGCCTGGTCGAACGGCACGTAGTCGAAGGCGCGGCAGCGGCTGTGCTGGTTGCAGTTGTAGATATCCACTCCGGCCGCCTCGAAGATCGGCTTGAGTTCGATCATCATGGGATCGATCTTCGAATCCCAAATCTTGTTGCTGCAACTGGCCGCGTCACCCCAGGCATAGCCCGGGCCTTCATCGCGCGGCTGGACCCAGAAGTCCACGCCCAGCATGTAAATCCGGCGGCACCCGAGGTAGTGGAGCAGTCGCATGCCCAGCAGCATCGTGCAGAGCTTGCTGTACTTGCCCTCTTGGGTCTCGAGTGGCTGGAGTTTGCGGCCCCAATGGGCCGACGTGCTGCTTAAAAATCCCTCACGGCTGTAGGTGCTGGTCCGGCTGATTCCGAAGACGGCCGGGCAGTCGCAGACCTTCACGCGGGTCGGGTAAAACTCACCACCGTATTTGATCTGAATCGGGTAGTGCAGCTTGCCGAACGGCACGAAAGACAGGACGTTCGGGTCGGCCATCATGGCTGAGTGGAACTTGCTTTCCGGGTCGCCGAACGTGTGGGCCCGGACCGGGGCATATGCCCCGGCATTGTTGATCGCCAGGCTAGATACGCCACGCTCCCGAAGTCGGTCCAGAGGCAGTTCAGCGAGGGACGGGCCGCCACAGACGAGGAAGGCCGCCCGATTCCGCCACAGGCCCTGGATGGCATCGGTCATAGGGAAACCGCATCCATGACAGACTTGGCAGTTGCGACGGCGGCCGCGGTTCCCCATGCACTTTTTGCAGCGGCCTCGCGGCGGGCACTCGTGAATCTCAGGGGCACAGGCAGAGCAGGGGCGGTTCGTCTGGCAGACCCAGAGCGGATCGTCTCGCCACCCCATATGGCCTCGTGCGAAACAAGAGGCGGCC